CCTGCTGCTGTTGCACCTGCTGCTACTGTTGCACCTGCTGCTACTGTTGCACCTGCTGCTGTTATATTTTGAAAATATTCTCTACTATCAAATAAAAAATATAATGCTAGAAGAAGTACCATTAAAATTAATATTTTATTCATTAATATTAATATATAATATAAATTTACTAAATTAAATTAAATTAAATTACTCACATTATTTACATTAGGTTTTGTATTTCTAAATATATAATTAAATACAATAAACAATATAGCTAATACGCATATAAGTATAAGAAAAATAATGAAATAATTTAAATATTTATTCGCATTATTTGCATTATTCGCATTATTTGCATTATTCGCATTATTCGCATTATTCGCATTATTCGCATTATTCGCATTATTATTTTCTAATATCTTAAGCTGTTTTTCTAACTCATTAATTTTTATAAGTCCTTCATCTATTATTAAATCATCATTAACATCATTTGCAGACATATTATTTAAACTATTATTAGAAACTGTCCCTGATGGTATTCCTTCATTAGAAGATGCCATCGATGGTATTCCTTCATTAGAAGATGCCATCGATGGTATTCCTTCATTAGAAGATGCCATCGATGGTATTCCTTCATTAGAAGATGCCATCGATGGTAAACTATTATTAATAGTATTTAAATTATTAACACTCATATTAATAAGATCTGATGTTTCATTTACTAAATGTTTAACATTTACCGGGTTATTTGGATTAAAATTATCATTTAATTTACCTATATTATCAACATAATTAATTTCACTATTCATATATTCATCATAATAGTATGGATTATCATTCGTATTTCTCAAAAAATGTCTTTTTTTATTTTCATTTAATACAATATGCTTATCATAATATAAAGATTTAGCCCTTTCAAAACCTCCAAAATCATATTCATATAATTTTGCTTTACCTTCAGGTGTTTCATATTCTAAAATATATTTTTGATTTTCAGGATACATCTGATTAATTAATTTCAAATCTTTATTATTTGTATTATTATAATTATAAATATTAGAATCTATATCATCTTCTATAACTTCATTAATTCCTATAACATTATTATCTATTTCTTGTAATCTTTCTTCAACTTCTTTACTACTTACTATAATTGTAACCTTATTAGTTTCTTCATTTACTACTATATCTATAATATTAGAAACATCTATATAATATGGGTGATTTCCTAATACTCTATTAATATATTCAGAAAGAACTTCTGGATTCATATTACTTATATCAGTATCAAAATTAAAATCTACTTTATAAACTGACTCATAATCATTTAATTCTGATTCCACGACATTAGCCCTTTTACCAATACCTGTTGTAACACTATTATTTTCAGAGTTATTTGTAACATTATTAACTTTAGTAGTTGACATATAATATTAACAAATAAAATAATAAGTAAAATTTATTTAAATAAAATAATTATTCTAATAAATGGACGAAACTTTAAAAATTATCAAAATTCAAAAGCCAAATAAAAAACAATTATACAAAGATATACTATCTTCGTCAAAAAAAGTTCAAGAAATTATTAAAAAAACTAAAATAAATAAATCAAAATTCTATAAATCTCGTCCTCATAAAAAACAATATTATTCTATACAACAATCTTCATATCCAATAAATAATATAAAAGATCCAATTAAAGAATTAGAAAAAATAGTGTATAAAAAAGCTATTCCCCCACCAGAATACCCTATAGTAGAATCTTTAAATAACCCTGTAGTCTATCCTATAGTTAACTCTTTAGTAGAACCGTTATGCAAAAATTATAATCTACAAACTAATAAAACACGTATAAATAATAATTATTTTAAACATGAAAACAAACTTATTTTAGAAAAAAAAACTCTTAAGAAAAATGTAGTTGGACCCTATAAATCCAAAAAAATTAAAGATTACAATCATAATAATATTTTAAATTACTGTAACCCGTCAAAAAAAATAACCATGAAACTATTTACACAAAAAGAAATAAATAAATTCATAAATGTATTATCTTATTATTCTAATTATGATCAGCATGTTAAAATTCATAAATATATAAAAAAATTAAATAAATACCAAACATTGCAAATTTTGTATGATATAAATTTAATAAAAACTAAAAGTAAAGCTCCATTAAAAGTTCTAAAGAATATATTGTATAATTATTTTTGTTGTAATATAACTATTATTAGATTGTAAAATTTATTTTTTAACAAATTTAACAAATTTATTTTTGTAAAGCCGGAACTTTGGTGTTTTTCTTTTAGAACTTTTTTTTCTATACTTATATCTTTTTTTAGTTCTGGCTTTTTTTGGTACACGCATACTATTAATTAACAAATTTTAAATTTCCAATGCCGTTTTTAATAACCAATATATTATAACTAACAATATACACATATGCCCTATAATTATATTCTGTAAAACTTCCGTCATTAATATTTTTCTTAAAATAGATACGCGGATTATAAATATCCGAAAAATTGCATGAACCCGATGGCTGATAATCTAATGGATTTAATGAAAAGGAATAAACATATATACCATCTGCTGCTTGTTTTTTAAAATGTTGATATACTTGTTGTTTAGAAAAATAGTCTGCCTCTTTATCAATTCTTAAATTTCCGTCGAATTCTATTTTCACATTTGTTAATATATTTTTACGCAATTCTACAGTATTAAAAAATGATTTATGATTGTCATCTCCAGTATTATAAAATACATTTTTAGAAGCAGTTAAATTATAGTATTTATCAGAATATAAATATTGATTACTATATGGAGGAATATCTGGATTAATCCAATTTGTATAATTAGACCATTCATTAATATGTTTAAAATCATCTCGTTTTACAACCCAAACTAAATATTTTACTGGATTAAATGCTGAATAAATTTTAGCATTAGTTTCTTCACTGTTAGTCTTAATTTCAATACCATCTTTATTTGATATCCGTGATTGTTCTATTAAATATTCATGGTCATATACAGCAAATCTCTTTCGTTCTTCATCACCTAAAAATATATATTCGCCTTCAACATTTGGTTTAATATTATAACTAAAATCATTTGTAAAATTATCCATCGTGTGATGAGATGCCGAACCTGGTTTTATTCTTTTATTATATGAATTTGATGAAGTGCTATGTAATGTATCTACTATCGTATATAAATCCTGAAATTTTTTCATATTAAATTCAAGACTTAATACACTATACTGCAATGCTATAAGAGGCAATGATAATCCACTATTAGAACAAAAGTAAAATGGTAGTGGAACTTTTATTTTGCGTGATAATATGGATGGGAAAACGTGCGAATCATAATTATCTGCCGTGCTTTCATGGATATTTGTTTGATTAAATTTCCATTGAGTACCATTTAATTCTACATTTTTATCATTATATTTATTTGCCTGAAGAACTGTTGATGCTTGATCTGTAGAATGTGGATAATTACCGGTGTTACCAGATGCATTTTTAGGGTCATATAATTCTTTCACATGTCCAATATTTTCATTAAATATTTCTTTTTCTTCGTGCGATAAGGTAAGTTCTTTCCAAATATTAATATAATCGGCATACATTTTGTCTATTTCCTGCTCATTTATTTTTAATGTCATTGAATTAAAAATAGTTGTTCCTAAATTTTTAATCCATTGAAATTCATAATTAGATTCATGTCCATTTGTAGTCTGTTTTCCAGAATAAATAGCAGGAATCTCAAATGTGAAATATAATGATCGCAGCAAATCACCATTACGCGGAACATCACATTTAATAGTTACATTTTCATCATAATCTAATGTTGAACGTGATAAATTATTAAAACTTATATTTTCCATAGCAAATTTACTGTGTTTTCTATAAACAATTTTATAAAAGGATATTTGAGGATTAAAATCTAAAAAATTATTGGCAGAATTAGTATTTAAGTTTTTTATTTGATAGAGTGCACCGACGGTCATAATTAATAATATTATATATTTTCTTTTAAATATTAATATTATTAGATTTCTTATATTTTTATATAGATTGTATTTTTATAAATTATAAAATGAAAAAATAATATAATTATAACCATTTTTATAAAATTTACTATATGATGATTATATCTTAAATCAGTTATTATTTCTAAAAAATTATATAAATATCCATTTTCTTTTTTTACTTTCCGTATTATACATTCAATTCTACTAAATGTACATTTTCTATAATTAAAAATCCATTTAAAACATATGAATAATATTAAAAATATATAGATTTTATTAAATTTATAACCTAAAATTAGTATTAGAATGCCATATATTAAATATAAATATACTAAAAATAATATATTTTTTTTATTTATTAATTTATTCATTAATTATGAAATATAAAATATAATATAATTATATACAATGACTGTTTCAGCGGCAATTCAAGGATTAGTAATTAAAATGAGCAATAAAGAAAATTTTAAAGCAAAATCATCATTTAGTATAACTAAAATTGTAATTAGTATAATAAATTGGATAATATTTTTTATTGCGATTTACTTATCTTTTAAATGTAACAACGGATTTAAATTAGAATCATTTCTATTAGCATGTTGTTGTTCCCCATTTTATTTAATATATCGTATAGCTGTACCTTGTTAGATATTTAATATAGAGTTTAACAACTATTATTTTAATATTTATTAAATATAAATGGGAAATATATTTGATAGTTGTAAAGGTAAAAAAGAAATAAGATATAATAAAACACTATTTGAACCCTTAAATAATGATCCATACTCAAGTGTTAATCTTTACACTAATTTAGATTTTATTGAATTAAATGAAAAAATAGAAACTATAAAAAAAACAATTGAATCATTAACATCAAATTTAAATATATTAGAAGAAAATACACAAGACAATATTCAATTACTATCAAAAGATATTCATCATATTAATAATAAATTAAAAATCGAACCACCAGTCGTCATCTAAATAGGGTGGTAATTGTCCCGAATCAACACATGCTAAATTAGATGGACCTTCTTTTGTTATAGATTCTATTTCATGATAACCTAATGCTTTTCTGTAATATCTCATTTTGGATAAATAGCCATCAAATCCACCATTCATACTTAAATATAAATCACCGAAATTTTGTTTCGCCATACTTGATAATTCGATTCGTTTTCTTAAATATCCATTAATATATACATCTAAAAATTTACCATTTAATATTATTGCACAATGAACCCATCTTTTAATAGGAATGTTATCAATATCTACATATTCATATATTTCATTAAACGTGTTCATATAAATACGTATTGCATTTTTATCAGGATGAACCCACACTCCAGGTGCTCTATTTGGATTACCGGTTCTATTTCCTTTATGAAACATATGTTTCCATTTACCATAATTATAATCCATATTTTCTATAACAAACCAAAAACTGTAAGAAAATACGGCACCTCCTTCTTGATTATCTGATCTATATAATGTTACAGAATTATCATTTCGTGGATCTTGCGTTATAATTTGACTATTTTTACCATTAACAGTCCTCTTTAGAATCCAAGGTTTATTATTTTTGCTGTATAGTAAATACCTCACTAATCTATTAATACCATACATAATTAAAACAACTGCCACTAAAATAGCAATAATAATAACAATTTTAATAATATTTGATTTTTTTGATACTTTATTATTATTCATATAATATAGATAAATATAATAAATTTTAAAAATTATTTAAATATATTTAAAAACCCTTTACTTACTTTAACAGTAGGACCTTTTTTATACCGTTTCATTATTTGATCGGTACTTAATGCTTTATTTGTATATTCTAATTTAGATAAATAACCATTGAATCCTGTTTCTTGGTCTATTCCAGTTTTTAATACATGTACATCGCCTGCATTAGCGGTTGGAGAACCTGTAAGAATACAGCTCTTTTTTAACGAACCATCCATAAATATATCCAATACATTGTTTCTTAAGGATACATTAACATTTACCCATCTTTGTAATGGAAAGTTTTTTATTTCACATTTATCATTACCTGTTCCACCATTACCTTTGCATTGTTTATCTATTGAACAATCACTGCTATTAAGTTTTGTATCTAATCCTGTAACAACAACCAAAGAATTCTCATTTCCTCTTAACCAAATACTAGGATTACAATTATTTATTACAGATGAAATATCGTCTATTCCTGGAATCTGTTCACTATTACTTAAATATTTTGAATCAATCTTTATTAAAATACATTTATCTTTATCATGTCTATATTTATAATCATTCACATAGATCCACATATTTATATTATATTCATTACCTGAAGCTGAACGTGGAATACTACTATTAGAAAATAATTTATCTATTTGTGCATCATGAATATAGGGTATAAGTAATTTTGATTTAGAAAAAACTTTTCTATTTTTAAAATATCTGTAAAGAAAATATCCTCCAACACCTAAAATAATTAATAGTAAAATTACACCAATTACAATAAATACTTTTTTTGATCCACCACTTGCGGAACTATTTGATAAAGATAATTTACTTTTTAATCCTTTTAAATTTAAACCTCCATTATTTCCATTTAATTTTAATAATTGTTTATTTACTTTATTCAATCTTGAATTAATATTATTTCTATTAGACATTTGTAATTAATACAGAAAATAATTATATAAAAATCGTTAATTTAAACAAAAAAGTTTTTAAATTTATCTGTATTAATTGTATTGTCTACTTTATCTTTTTTTAAAAACTCGTATTGCTCATATGACATAAGTCTATTAGGATGATTTGATTTATATTTACGATAAATAGAATTTGCTTTAGATGAAGATAAAACATAGTTATAATAATCTATACGCCCAATATAACCGTTGAAATTATTATATTTTTCTCCAATATTCATAAGCTTATAATTTTTAACATTTGGATTAAATAATTCTTTAGATGTATATATTATACCATTTTTATATACATTTACTTTTTTATTATCAACTGTTATAATTAAATTAGTCCATTTTTGTGAATCAAAATAAGGCATTTCTATATTATACAAATCAATTGTATTATCGATGCCATAATAAGCCATTTGTATATTAACTTTATTTTCTTTAACTAAATATATTATATTAGGACTACCATTATTATTTATTATTGTTTTTGGTATATTAGAATCTCCACCCCAATCGGTATTTAAATATAAATTATTAGGTCTTATCCATACTGAAAAAGAGTATTGGACCCCTTCAACCGACGGTTTCATATTTTCAGGTCCAACATATACTACTTTGTCTCCATAAAAAAGAGTAGTCAGTCTAAATAAATTCTTATGACCGAAATCTTTAAAATAAAAATAACAGCAAATAGCTATTACTATAATAATACAAACTATACTTATTTTCTTTTTTGTATTCATTTAATATAATTAAATAAAAAAACTTTGTATTCAATAATTAAATAAAAAAACTTTGTATTACCTTTTTAAATTTGAAACGTTTCATATAATTATTTAATCTTTTAGAACGTGGTATAAGCTCTACATTAGGTATATCTTTACTATATTTTTCTACTTCATATCTATCAATTGTGAGTGGTATATAATTAAAATTAAATATAGAACCATTAAATGTATTTGGTATATTGAAATGTAAATGGTCTTTATTATATATTGGTGAACCCATAAATTTATGGATTTTTCTAAGTTTACCATTAAAATATATATTTAGCACTTGATTCTCTAATACAAATGCAATATGAGTCATTTTTTTATAGGGTATTTCTAAATCTACAAACTCTACATTTATTATATCTGTTGAACTAATTTTAGCTTCACAACCCATATTTAAAGCATGTTTATCTTTTCTTATACATTTACTACCAGTCCATTCACAATATATATGATCATCACAGCCATTTTCATTCTTTATTAATTTACAAAATTTTTTATCTATATGTGTAGTAAAACTTATTCTAAGATTAGTATTTTTAGGATTAAACCATAGTCCAGGGCTTTGACTTGGAATATCTTGAACTAATTCATTCCAATCTGTATAATTTAAAACATCAGTTGTGCGTGTATCATTCCCTTTGTGTAAGACATGCTTCCAATATTCAAAATTTTCACCATAATCATTTAAATAAATAAAAAATGACATACTATAATTAAACCCATCCTTAGGAGGGGTAATATCATCATCTAATATTTTAAATAATGCATTAGAATCTTGTCTCTCAACATAAGTGAATGTAGCTAAATTTTTATTATTATAAAAATACATGATAAGAGATATTGTTACTATAACAATTATAACTAATATAATAGATGCTATTATAATTATTTTATTATTCATTAAATATATTAAACATTTAATTTATCATTTATTGTTTTTTGTCCATGACAATTCCGACATAATGCTTGTAAATTATTTAAATCATTATTACCACCTTTATAAAGTGGGATAATGTGATCAATTTCATAACTGGCATCTAACAATTGTTTACACTTTTTGCAAGACCATTGTTGTGACGAAGCAACTACTTTTTTCTTTGTTTCATTAAGTCTACTTCTTAAAGCTTTATTATTAGAAGGTGATTTTTTAGGTGAATTATAAAATAATTTGGTTATACTATCTTTTTCTAAATACATGGTTACAATAGGTAATATAAACCACAAATTTTTAAATAAATTCATCCAATTAATAGATATTATATAATTAAATGATAGTATCTTTGATGGAATTAAATTACATTGATATAAAATAAATATAAATACAACACATAACAAAATATATATGTCGATCATTAATAAATTAATTAGATTTAAATAAACATTATCGAGATTTAATTATCCTAAAGGTATATTTATTTCTATATACTTTAATTAAAATACCTATCACTATAAGAACTATCAAAATTATTAAATTTCGCGTATTAAATATTTTATTTTTAATTTTTTTTACACTGTATGGTTTATTATAGTGATTCTTGTATAAATTAGCAACCTTTTCATAACTATATATTTTTTTACCTAATGATTTATTAACTTCATTATGCAAATCTATAGTATAAATAAAAAGTGTATTGGCATCTGTTAAATATTTTGAAACCGGATTAACAGCTAATCTTTGTGTATAATGCATTCTGCATGTTTCGCATGGTATAATATATTTTAAATTTTCAAAAAACATTTCATAGTTCTTAATATCTTCAAAACTTGGGTTATCGGGAAAATTTAATGCTACTGTATGAATAAAAAACCATAATTTCGGTCCCCATACTGTCGGATCCATATATATATATACCGAAATAAATATTGGAAAATACTTAAAACAAAAATAATCAATTATATTAGATTAATGAGTAAAAAAACTTTGTATTGTGGTAATTGTGGTAAATATGGACATATTTACCGAAAATGCTTAGCGCCTATTATAAGTACAGGTATTATAATATTTAAAAAAGAAGATAATATAATTAAATATTTGCTCGTAAGAAGAAAGGATACACTAGGTTTTGTAGAATTTATGCGTGGTAAATATAATTTAGAAAATGTAGCATATATAAATAAATTATTTGAAATTATGACATTTGATGAACGAAATATGATAGTACACTATAATTTTGATTATCTTTGGAATAAATTATGGATGAAACAAGATAACAAACAATATCATAATGAATATGATTCATCTAAAAAGAAATTTAATATTTTAAAAGAAGGTATTTATAATAAAAATATATTAGTATCATTAAAAACTTTAAATAGTACTAATAAGTTATTATGGTATGAGCCTGAATGGGGATTTCCAAAAGGACGCCGCAATTTAAAAGAAACCAATCTAGAATGTGCTATAAGAGAATTTGAAGAAGAAACCGGTATTTCACACAATGAATATAATATGATTTATCAGATTGAACCATTAGAAGAGCTATTTTCTGGTTCTAATAATATTAGATATAAACATATTTATTATGTAGCTATGGCTAATGAGAATATCAATAATATTTTTAAGATAGATAAATCTAATTTTAATCAAGTTTCAGAAATAAGTAATATTAAATGGCATAGTTATAAAGAATGTATGAATATAATAAGAACATATAATATTGAAAAAAAAAATGTATTAGAAAAACTTCATAAAATTTTAACAAATTAAAATATTTATTTATATTAATGAGTAATACTAAAAAATGTCCTAAAGGAAAGAAATTAAATGCTAAATCTGGTAGTTGTAAAAAAATAAACCGAAAGTTTACAGTAAAACAAAAAGCACGTTTAGAAAATAGTGAAGCAAGAAAAACTAATAAACAACTTTTAGATGAATACAATAAAGAATTTAGTAAAGATGATTGGTCAAACCTTCGTTTAATAGAAGAATCAAATAAAGTATTAAGACAACTTGACGAAGGTAAAAGTGCTAATAATACAATCAGCGATTTAACCTTAAAATATGAAGCTTTAACAAATGCAATGGAGCAGCGTTTGTTAGATAGTTATACTTATTCTAATACATTTAAAGGATATCCTGATTATGAAGATCCTGAATTTAATGAAAAAATATCAAGTAAAAAGGAGTTCTATATAAATAAAATTCCTAAGAGAGAAGTGTTAACAGATAAAGAATTAGAAGAAAAACGTAATAAATTATGTAACCCACTTTATAATGTAGATGAATCTGATAAAGGAGATATAGAGTTTAATTTAACTTATAATCAAAAATTTCTTAAAAGTTTTCTTTCTCCAAACACACCGTTTAATAGTATGCTATTATTTCATGGAACCGGAGTTGGTAAAACCTGTACAAGTATATCAATAGCAGAACAATATACAGATCAATTAAAATCTGAAGGTAAAAAAATAATTATCTTACTAAATCCAAGTATTAAAGCTAATTTTGTTAAGAATATTTTTAATATAGAAAAAGTTAAATCGGGTATGCCATATTATCAATGTACAGGAGACAAATATTTAGAAGATTTTGAAAAAATGCCTATCCATTTATTAGAAGATAAAATCAATAAAATTATTAAAGGTCGGTATGAATTTTATGGATATCAGAAATTTGCTAATATATTAGAAACTATACAACGTAAAATTAGAGATAGATATGAACCAACACAACATAAAAGATTGATTAATAAAAAAATTAAAGAAACATTTTCTAATACGGTAATGATAATTGATGAGGTTCATAATATTAAAGAAGGAGATGATTTAAAAGTACTTCCACCATTACTTGAAAAAGTAGTTAGTGTTGCAGATAATATGAAATTGTTATTATTATCGGCTACACCTATGTTTGATAATTCTCGTGAAATTATATTTTTAATTAATCTTATGTTGAGAAATAATAAAAAACCAATTATACATGCTAATGATTATATAGATAAAGACGGAAATTTAAAACCAGGTATGAAAGATATGTTTATATATAAAACAAAAGGATTAATTTCATATATGCGAGGTGAAGATCCATATAGATTTCCCGAAAGATTATATCCTAAAGATGTTATTAGTATTGATAATATGCCTAGATTAGATAAAGATGGTAAACCTATTAAACTTAAAATTAAAGATTTACAAATAGTTCCATGTATTATGAAAGGTATGCAATCACAAATATACGATAAAATGGAGAATGCTGATGAGAAATATGGTGCTTTTAATCAAGCAGGAGTGATGTGTTCAAATATAGTATTTCCTAAAAAAGATGTTGACCCATCATCGGAAGAATATAATTTTAATACTTTTATAAGCAATGACGGTTTTAATGGTATAGTTAAAAAAGAAAAAATAGGAGGACATCTGAAATATAGTATAAAACATCCTGAGTTTGAAGGATTTTTTGCTTTAAAAAATATAATAAATTATTCGGCAAAAATTTCTAAAATAATTAAACATATAGATAAAAGTAAAGGTATAGTTTTCATTTATTCTCAATATATTAATGCTGGAATAGTTCCATTAGCTTTGGCATTAGAATATGCAGGATATAGTAAATACGGAAATTCACTAATAAAAGATAGTATAAGTCCAACAAAAGGTAATTATATAATTATATCTGGTAATAATGATTTATCTGCAAATGCTTACTCAGATTACATTAAATTGCAAGATTCCAATAAAAATGGTGAAAAAATTAAGATTATATTAGGTAGTGAAACCGCTGCTGAAGGTTTAGATTTTTCATATATACGAGAAGTACACATATTAGATCCATGGTTTCACTTAAATAAAATAGAACAAGTAATAGGACGTGGTATACGTAACTGTTCGCATATAGATTTGCCGACTAAAGAACGGAATGTTACAATATTTTTATATGCTGCGGTTAAATCAAATAAACCTATTGAAGATAATGAGACTGTTGATTTAGAAATATATAGAAAAGGAGAATTAAAATCAACACAAATGGCCGAAATAGAATATTTATTAAAAATAAGTGCTGTAGATTGTTATCTAAATATACATGGAAATAAATTTGATAATGATATAGATAATTCTAAAAAATGTAATTATAAAAAATGTGATTATAAATGTGCGTATGAACTTCCTGATGAAATTACTGGTTTAAATACTGATACATTTGATTTATATGAATCAATAATTAGTGATAACATTTATGAAGTAAAAAGAAAAATTATTAAACTTTATAAACAAAGAAACTATTATGGATTAGATGATTTTAAAACTATATTAGGTGTAGATCCATTATTAATATACTTTGCTTTAAATAATATTATTGATAATAGAGATAAAATAATTAATAAAACAGGTAAAACAGGTACTATTATTTATAAAAATGGAATTTACTTTTTTATTAGTAAAAATAGTAGTATATTTTTATCAACTAATAATTTACGACATAAAAATACTAAAAAGATAATAGGTAGTTTTAATATTTCACGGAATAATGTATTATCACAACTTGGTAAAACTAAAAAATCATCTAAATATAAATGGGTTATTGACAAAACACTTGATAAAGAATTTGAAGACATAAAAGATGATGTGAAACTAATATTAAAAGAATTTCCAGAAAAAAATAGTATTTTTACTGATATAATTGAAATTAAAATGACTGCTGATATATTAGATATGATTAATAAACTTAATAAATATTATATAGATTTTATGGATGTTAATGATAAAGAAAAATTAACTAAATATTTAATATATAAATCATTAACAAAAAAATTAAATAAATTAGAAGAAAATATAGTATCAACATTATCAACTATTTTATACTTTAATAAGGATGTCTATTTTGAAGATATATTATACAAAGGTCCTGAAAAAATATGGGGTTATAAAAAAATAAATGGTAAAAAATTAGATTACTGGCGATTTGATTATGAACAAAATAAATTTGTAGTAGCTAAAGATACTGAAATTAAACAAATTCATAAATCATTAAAAAAGAAAATAAAAACATCCCCTAATTCAGCAACTATTATAGGTTATTATGAATTAAGACCTAACCAAACAAAACCAGAATTTAAAATACGCGATAAAACCGGACAAGGAACCAAAGGATCACAAATTAAAACCGGTAGTATATGTTATAATGATGGTATGAAAAAAGATAAAATTGTTAGTTATATAGAAAATAGTTTAAAATCTATAATATTTTCTGATAAAAAACACAATACATGGCCTAATAAAAAAAGTTTATGTAAATATTTAGAACTTATTTTAAGACATAAAGATTTAAAGTCAGATATATCTAATAGATATTTTTACGGTCCAGAAGAAACTATAGAATATAAGTTAAATGAAAAAGCTTTTTAGAAAAAAGCTTAGACCAAAAAAATAGTTTAATAAAAAAGCTTTTTAGAAAAAAGCTTATACCAAAAAAATATAGATTTGATAAAACTTTCTTTTTAATAAAATTGATATTTTTATTTAAAAAATATATTAAATATATTAATATATGGATAATTTATTTACAAAAACAACAATTAAGAAATCTTTATCAATAGAACCAAAATATATTAATAATCAATTGAACGATTATATATTAAAAAGAATTAAAGAAAATTTTGAAGGAAAATGTTTAAAATTTGGTTATATTAAAAACAATAGCGCAAAAATTTTAAAACGTAGTATTGGTTGTGTTCTAACAAGTCATTTCAATGGAAATATATTGTATAATATTGAATTTTCGGTTGATGTGTGCAATCCTCTTGAAGGAAATATAATTGAAATTGTCGTAAAAAATATTAATAAAATGGGTATTTTAGGTGGTATTCCAGATGATGATGAATCTCCATTAAATATTTTATTAGCACGTCAACATCATTTAGATAATGAGGCATTTCTTAATTTAAAAGAAGGTGAAATTATACAAGGTAAAATAATAGGAAAGCGTTTTGAATATGGTGGAGATCAAATATCTATTATTGCGGTTTTACATGTTGAAGAATAATTTATTTATTTATTTATTTTATTTTATTTTATTTTCATATAGTATATGACTACTTATACATTCGATGTTCAACCAATTGCTAACACTGATGATAGTCAATTTGTTTATAGTACATCTGGTGATGCAGGTCCGAAACAAATAAAATCTAATTATACATATATAGATGAAAGTGGTAATGTCACAGTTACACAAGATACGTTTAATAAAACCAATTTTAAAAATACACAAAGAAAAAGATGTATTTTAGATATGAGAAAAGATAGTCTAATTAAGGATGAAAATGAAGAACCAGTGAAAGATGATATATTTAAAACCCATATTGCATCTATGTATGGTATTCGCCCCAATAATCAGTCCAAATATAAAAAAGATCTCACTGATTTAAAAAAAAAAATTAATGAGGCACAAGATACTAAATTTGTGACTAAAATGACTTGGACAAAAATTAATAAAATCCCCAATGCATTATCATATAAAAATGTTTTTATAGAATCTGGTAAAAACCCTGATGATTTTTTACATCCTAATTGGAAACAAATAGGTAATTTTGCATCCATTATTTTAGATCCAGCAGGAAGACCACCTCTAAAGGAATCAACTGATGAAGTCTGGCCACCAAAGAATAGCAAATTTATATTTACTACAGCATTTTTGAGCCAATTTGGATTTCCTGAAAATATAAGGGTAGAGGCAAAAACCAATCAGTCTGTGAGTGAACAACAATCAAGTGCAACTTTAAACAATGCGTTTGATTATTCTATTAATATTGGAAATAAAACCATCAACAATGCAAGTCAGGATGGCGCCAGCCCTCAAGATCCCGGAAATCCAAACTATTTCTGCGGTAATAGTAAAAAGAATGGAAAGATAAATACTTACCCTAATAACTTTATTGTAAACAATTCATTATTAATATGTAAAGAAATGGGAGACGTTTTTCAAGTATTACTTATGTGGGTTTGGTGTATCATAAATGGCTATGAAAAAGATTATACAATTTTCACATGTGATCATGTTGTTTATTTATTGTGTCAAATATTAGGATTAAATTGTATAATACCATCAACTGAAAAAGATAATGATAATAATGTTGAGGTAAGGGCATTAAATATATATAGACCTACTTTACTAACTGCATCAGAAGTAAAAAAAAAACAATTTGAAATTGAATATGAAAATATAAAAAAATCTAATGATTTACAAATCTTAATAGTTGATTCTATAATTAATAATAATACAAAATTTACTATAAAAGTACCACAATTTACAGATTTTTTTATAAATACTCCATACACCTTAGACGCCTTTAAAAAAATAAAAAAAGATATGGAAAATATAAACAATAAACTTAATACGTCTTATGGTTTTGAAATTGCAAAAATTAATGATTCATATCCAATTGAACAGAAGATTAAAGAATTAAAATCATTTTATAGAATATTTGATATATTCAAATATAATAAAAATAAATCTACAATTACTCTTAATTCAGTTAAAACTGGTTATACAAATAAAAATCCGCTTGCACAGACGGACCTGTCATTTACTGCATTGTATAAACAAACAAGTATATATAATTTAATAGTTAATAATGTCAAGGGCCTAGGGGGAGGTACCTATGGAAAAGGCCATAGAAAAGCACATAGTAAAAGAACTATTGGAAAAGCGAAACCAAAATTCCCCGGTGAGTATTTGGGACCATTGGAAATAAAAAGAATATATAAAATAAAAAAAAAAATAGAATCTATTAAAGAAAAATTCCCAATTAGCACTTTTACTAAGATTAATATTGATATCAATCCTAAACTTGAGTCTTATAAAGAATATGAAGATTATTATACAGAATATGTTGATGAAATAATAAAATATTCATCATCATCATATTATGATGAACTAACATTTTTTACAAAAAATGAGGATAGTAAACTAAACAAAGTAAATCTAACAGCTAATTTAAAAAGTAGTATTTCAAGGTCTTTACCACTAAATTTTGCAAAAAAATATCCAGATATAGATATATTAATTTGGGATAATTTAATGGAAGAATTTTATTTTGATGAAGAGGTTTGTTGGAATGATAATAGTAATATAAATCCATATTATTATTTAGAACATGGGAAACTACATAAAAAAATAAATAAAATAGTATACACGATAACTAAATCAGTATATGAAATGAATATTGTGGGGAGGAAGATGGCTAACGGCAAACCAATACCGATAAATGTAAGGATTGTCCCTGGAGGAGAACCGGATACAAAATTCTTAGAAGGTGCTAAAGTTTTGTTTAATCATTTTAAAGAAGACATTCCAAAACTCATCAGCTCTGGGAAGAAAACATCCATATCTATATTTTCAAAAATGCTAAAAAAAAAGACAACTAGAAAAGTATCTTTTAGAAAAGCATCTTCTAGAAAAGTATCTTTTAGAAAAGAATCTTCTAGAAGAGCAGTAGCTTCTTATAGTAGAAAAAGACGAGAGAAAAAAGCTTATAGAAAAGCAGCTTCTAGAAAAGTATCTTCTTTAAAAGCAGCTGGTCTTAAAAAAATTAAATCTGTGCCCAGAAGAATATCACAAACACGTTTTTAAAAAACAAAAGGATCATAATTTATTTTTATTTTATTTTACTATATTAATGGTGAAAACACAAAAAAAATCTACGTTTAAAAAAAGTAAACCTGGTAAACCTGGTAAAACTGGTAAAACTGGTAAACCTGGTAAAACTGGTAAAACTGGTAAACCTGGTAAAACTGGTAAAACTGGTAAACCTGGTAAACAAATTAAACAAAAAAAAAGTAATAAAGTTAAAGTATTAATCGTTAAAAGAAACCCTAAATTAACTGATAAAATGATGAAAGCTAAAGAAGGGAATTATTTTAGTGAAAAAGATTATGATAAAATAATAAATTATAATTGCGATTGTTATCATTACGACGAAAAAGGTAATAAAAAAATATTATTAAAATTTAGGAAAAAAGTATTTCCCGACCATTTATGTCAAGCTGCCCTTAATAATTTAACAAATGCTGCCATGAAACATCATGATAATCGTGGTGCTGCGGCAGGTGTATTAGATTTAAAAAAATTACCATCGTATGCAAATGATCCATCATTATTTATAACCAGAACTAAACTAAGAATTGGTGGGTATATTTCTAAAAAAGATGGCAAAAAGGTTAAAAATACTATTGGTAATTTAGCCCAAAGTAATATTATTGGTTATTTTGATAAAAAGGATAGAAATATTGGCGTTAATGCACCACAGTGCCGAAAAACTGCGTTTACAGCACAACAAGTCGAAAAATGGACAAAAGTGCTACCATTTATTATCGCAATTGATAGACAATTTAAAAAACTCATACCAAAACATCACAAATTACAATTAAATCGAGCAAAATTAACCCCTAAATATGCTATAAAAGATACAGCCTTTAGTACATTAACTATTAATTATAATTGGCGGACAGCACTTCACAAAGATGCTGGTGATTTTATGGATGGTTTTGGAAATCTTATAGTGTGTGAAAAAGGTAGGTATAAAGGTGGTTGTACGGGATTTCCACAGTTTGGAGTAGCTGTTAATGTAAGACATGGAGACTTTCTTGCAATGGATGTTCATGAATGGCATTGTAATACAAAATTAATACCCATTGATAAGGATTATACACGGTTATCTTTGGTGGCTTATTTGAGGGAACAAATGATTAAATGTCAGAATGAATAATATTTTTATTTAGATTTTCAAATATATTTAATTAAAATTAATACATCTAATTAATTTTAATAATTTATTTTAATAAATTATATGGCCGATTTAAAAAAAATAGTAATGCTTATTGTAGTTTTAATAAACATAATCATTTTAAATTTTATTTATAATTTAGAAAAAAATAAGTGTGAATGTGGAGATAAATATAAAAAAGATTTTATAAAATATTATACTCTTTTAACAATATTTATAGGTATTATATTTATTATAGGTGGATTAAAAGTTCTTTCCCATCCTATATTAAGTTTAGTCTCTACTATTTACTCAGTTCTAGGATTAGTAAATATATATTTATTATTTAGACTAACACAGAATTTAGTAATAAAAAAATGTACTTGTTCAGATACGCCTGATCGCGTATTCGTATATTATTACAGCATGATTGTAATGAGCGTGTATGTTGTATTAATTACTATATTACTTTTTAAAAGTTTGTTTAGAAAAGAAATGGAACAATTTAAAGCTTTTTCTTAAAAAGAAACTTTTACCAAAAGTTTTAACAAAAACATTATTTTTTTGCCAAAGCTTTTTCTTAAAAGCTTATTTTTTAGTTGCTTTAATAAGAGATTGATTCAGTTTCCAGTAATTTTCTCGTAATTCACTATTTTCATTAACAAGTAATTCTATTTTTCCAGTTAAACTATTAATTGTAGTTTGAAGTTCTTTCATTGTTTCACTAATATCATTGTATTCCTTTTTAAAATCATATTTAGATGCTAAAGTATGTAGTGATTCCAAAGTTAGACCAAACAGTGACATAAATACACTATTATATATTTCTCTGTTTCGTGTGTCAGTCTTATATTTATCTAACAATACACTAAATTTAGATTTGTCTATTTTAAGAATATATTTACGTTTTATGTAATTGTATAGCTTATCACCATCAAAATCCATTGTGATTGTTATAGAATTGTTAAAGCTTAATCAAATAAAATAATTATCAATTTTAAGGGATTAATACATTATTAATAATAATAGTAAATTATAGATGTTTATTAATATATCATAGTGTATTTTATCAATGTAAAAATATCAACTATAAGTACTATCAATGCAAAAATCCATACAAGACTATATTTTATTGAATTAAGTATTATATAAATTGCTATAAACAAAGGTATTACTTTAAATATTAAATAATATAAATTGTTAAAGTTCGCTCTTAACTTTTTATAATTATTTGTATTATACATTTCATCTATAACCATTGTAATATCTACAAAAAATAAAATAATACCAACTACTTTAAATTTTGTAAGCAATAATAAATAAATAGCAAATAATGCTCCTATAAAATTTATTAATATTGATATATATGATAGTGATAAAGTATGTTTAATATTAGGTAATTCTAAGTTATGACTTTTGTAGCCTTCAACTAATAAATCCTTATATTTTTTTAGCACAAATAGTTCAAATGGGGCAAACATAGAAATAAATGTTTTACAATCATAATTTTTTTTGTCATTACCTTTTACTTTTACATCTATTAATTTGTACATGAATTCCTTTTTTTTTAAATCTTTATTAATATTATTTAATTTATGAATAGTTCCTCTTACATTATTATTTAATGATTTTACTATATTTCCATATAATCCAAAATGATTAAATTTAAGTTCATAGTCTTTTAAAGTTCCATTTGTGATATAGTTTGCTTTACTATATTTATTAATATGTGTTTGATTGGTATTTGAGCCATATGAAAATAAATACATAATATATTTAAACATAATTTATTTAGTTAATATATAGATGCTTAATATTGATTTTCTTAAGAGTGGACTAATATTAAAAACACATAAATATAATTCGAATATATATAATTATAAAGACAAAAAAATAGAATATTACAGATTATCAGAGGGGTTTAAAGATGCTAATAATACATTTTTAAAAATAAAAATATAGGTTATATTTACTTTTCTAAATTGATACATTATTTAATTTTTATTTAAACAAAAGATATAAATAATAAATAAAATGAAAGGATATGTCATTGGCATAATTGAAATACTTTTATATTTTATAGGGTCTATAGGTGTTAGGTACTGTTTTACTAATATTAAATCTATAAATAAACCAACTTATTTCTGGATAATGATGACAATTTTAACTGGAATATGGGAAGTATCCTATATTTCCAATTATGAAGAAGTTTCATTTATGGCTAATTCATTAATAGTGGATGATCAGCATGTATGGACAAATAATTATGATATATCGTATGTTTGGCCACCTAAATTAGCAAAAATATTTTATGCTGAATATGGTGCATGGGCTGATCGCGAATATATGAGTGATAGTGATGATTGGAGCCGTATTATAGAAGGTACACATTGTACCCAATGTGCTTTTTTTTCATTCATAGCAATATTTTTCAATATAATAGGAAATCATAACAATTATTTAATAGCATTAAGTGTGAGTATGGGAACACAATTTATGAACAGCTTTTTATACATGTTTGCCTATTTTATCCAAGAGCAAGAACCAGATAATGTAAATTATAATAGTACAATATTTCCAAGTAATATATGGCTAACTGATAGACCTTTTATGTGGGTCAATATATTTTGGTTAGTTATGCCATTTTATACCATATGTTATTATATGTTAGAAAATTGTAGATTAAATAGATTAAATAAGTTTAATAGGAAAAATAGTCTTAATAAACTTTTTCCTAAAAATAAATAATAGTTTTTTGATCTAAACTTTTTCCTAAAATAAATAATAGTTTTTTGATCTAAACTTTTTCCTAAAAATAAATAATAGTTTTTTGATCTAAACTTTTTCCTAAAAATAAATAATAG